AACCTTTCCAAAAATTATATCCTAAACAAATGCTTTCTGATTTTTACAAATATTGGGGCGAACCCAATAAGTCGGGAACGAAATTCAAACAGGAACTTGAAAAGACTTGGGATTTGGAAAGAAGACTTGAAATGTGGGCAAGACGTGATAAAGACTTTAATAAAAATCAAACAACTCATTCCGGCCCTTTGGCCTTTTCTTCCAAAACAATAAACAAATGAAACAACCAGAACTTGAACAAGTCATCCTTGGATCAGTCATAATTGACCGGGATGCACAGATTGAATTTTTCGCCCTTGTGAACTCACCTGATGTATTCACAGAGGACAAGCACAAAACGATTTATCAGGCTCTAAAAGCCCTGTATGATGATAACCTACCAATCGACATTTTGACGATCGCAGAGTGGGCTAAAAAGGCCGGAAGCTATAAGGCCATCGGTGGTGGTAAGACATTGGCTCAATTGTCTGGCAAGGTTTCATCAGCTGCCCATTTCAGCATTCACATCCGCTACCTTCTGGAAGCCTATGTGAAACGAGGAATCGGATCGTTTGCTCAACAACTCCTGACCTCGTCAGTCAATGATGTGGATGATGTCTTTGAACGGGTAGCAAAGGTTCAGACTGGATTGGAAAACCTGATTAACCAGGTTGTCATAAAAGACGAAAAAAGCATCTCTGAGACTTTGCGTGAAATCAGGGAAAAATGGGAGATTGAAAACATCTCAGGACTTGCAGGTATGTCAACCGGATTGAATACTCTTGACAAGGCCACAGGCGGTCTTGTAGACACGGACTTGATCGTTATGGGTGCAAGGCCCGGACAAGGTAAAACGGCCTTCCTGATGAGCCTAATTCAGTCCTACTGCAAGCGAGGCATTCCAGTTGGGATGTTCAGTTTAGAAATGGGGCAAGTTCAATTGGTTCAAAGGTTGCTCTCGATGGAGTCGGACGTTTTCGCCTATAAAATCCGAAATGACAAATATGACAACTACGACCGCCAACGACTTTATGATGCCGCATCGAGAATTGACAAATGGCCCTTGTTTATCAATGATGAAGCCGGAATGACATTGAGACGATTACGAACAAGGGCGCACATCTGGAAAAAGCAACACGGCATCAAACTGCTCTGCGTGGATTACCTGCAACTGATGTCATCGGATAACAAGAAAGGCAATCGGGAATCTGAGATTAGTGAGATTTCAAGAGGGCTTAAAATTTTAGCCAAAGATTTACAAATTCCAATCATTGCCTTGTCGCAACTATCCAGAGCCGTTGAAGCCCGTCAGGATAAGATGCCGCAATTATCTGACCTGCGTGAATCTGGAGCAATCGAACAAGATGCTGATTCAATCTGGTTTCTGATGAGACCAGGTTACTATCCGCAATTCCGTGAATCCAGAACGACAATGGTTGAAGGTGATGAATACGAGACTGAAAACCTATGCATTCTTTCAATAGCTAAGTTCAGAGCAGGTGAAACGAAACTACTGGCGTTAAAATGGGATTCTAACATTATGAAATTTAGTGACTATGCATCAACCAATTTCTAAAGATAAATGCATCCAGATTCAACCGTTTGTGAATGCCTTGCAGAATCGGGTCAAAGATCAAACGGTCACCAAGATGGACATTTCGATATTTATCACCCTGGTCAAAGACATCTTGAAAAATGATAAACCAGAACAAAACCGGTAACGGCAATTCAAAGGACATCCGGTTGATTGAACAGATGATTGAATCGGTGATCAGGAAACGGGATCACCACTACGATAAAGCCAAAAACCTATCGACCAAAAGCCAGATTCAGGAACACAAAGCCAATGCTGAATTTTATGATTCACTATTCTGGATTTTAAAAGACCATAAACGACTAAAAACCAAAGAAATAAGCTATGCAAGTCTACCAAAAGAAAAGTAAAAAGATGGTTGATTATTCCGGCAACCAGAAAATAAGCTTCATGATTGCAGATGACCAGTTCGACCGATATTTAAGGGCATTGGGCCATTTGAACCGTTCACAGTTGATGCGTGATCTATTGATGAAGGCAGTACGAGAAAAAGAGGTGGAAAAAGTTTTTCAAGAAAATTCTAACTTTGATAGATGAAACACACATTGCTATTTATCATTCTTGCGCTTGTCTATCTTACAGGATGCAACAAGCAAATTCCTGAAAGGGCATCAGCCACCACCGATTCAACATTCATTGCACCCGATCTTGGCGATGATGAAGTTGAAGTGAACGAGGATCATCCACGTTACCTTTCACGGGGTCAGGCTGAACCCAACTTCTGGGATCCGATTTATCGGTCAAGAAAAACAATGAACGTCTACATTGAACTGGATTACTCTTTGACAACCGCATGGGGTGCAAATGCTGATGCCAATCTGCAAAGGCTGTGCAATTCATCGTCTCAGATATTGGAGCGAATTGCAGGGCCGAAAATCAATCTGGTGAAGGTTAAGAAATGGACAACGCCTGATCCGTATGCCATCTATCCCGATGCAATGAGTGTCTTATCTAATTGGGCAAACGCCAATCCATTGAAGAAAGACACTTTTAATGTGTTTATCTCTGGCAAAAACTTTGGTGGCATTGCCTACATCAGCCGTGAGAATGTGACAACTGTGAAATACTCCGTTTGTGGGTTTGGTCAATCCATTCCGGGCGATGCCTTCAATTACACCTATTCGGTGTATTGTTTCACCCATGAACTTCTTCATAACTTAGGCATCTCACACACGCAGAACTGTTGTGCATGGAAATCCCAAACAGGTGTATCATTGGGCCGTCTGGATAGTTGCTATTCGGCTGAGATTACCTGCTCTCCAACGCCTGTAAATTGTACAAATTCGACAAAAAGAATGTCGGGTGGATTAAATAGTTATTGCCACTTGTACAATACGATGCAGTATAACCTTCATCCTGCCGTTGTACCAGTATTACACAAATCATTGTTTTATTCAAACCTACCGGATTATTCAACGAATCCACCGCCACCACCACCAACCGGAACCAACACTTTTAGCATTTCAGGAACGCCATATCAGCCCGGATACACAAGAGCAGACACGGCAAAGGCTGTTGATGGGAACGAGGCAACCAGATGGCTCACCGCAGGACCAACAACGCTTACATGGAATTATGCTCAGGCAGTAACACGAACGCAGGTTTATTTGAGTTCAGGATTCAATGGTGGCAGTCCAAACCAGACATTGACATTAACGGTTGATGGGGTGAATGTCCCTTTGGCGTTTGACAAGAAAATAAAGTTCACCAAGGCCATCAACGTAACCGGAAAGAGATTTGTGCTTACCACAACAGGAACAAGTAATATCAGCCGGATTTTTGAAGTAAGTTTAAAATGACACCTAATGACAGCCCGGAAAGACGGGCAAATGGTGGAGGGGCGTAATGAGGCAAGGAGGCCGAGGCCCGTGTGGTTGCTATTCCGGTTCGATTCCGGACTCCACCGCTTATATGGGTTGAAAAGGTAAATGCCTCTGCCTTTGGTAGGGGCTTTTTTTATTCACCCTGTTTCGGTGGTTGGGATTCAATCCGATTCCGTTTCTTGACCATATCCCAAAAACCAGTAATAAACTGGCCTAATACATAGATTAGTATAGCATCAGACTTGTCTACCTTTTCGAATTTATAGAGCCATCCAAGGCCGAATAGAAGCCCTGCCGTCATCAGAGTGACAACGGCAAAGGTTATCGCTTCCATCCAGCGTTGGAAGGTCATTAAAGACCAGGGAAGAGTCCCTTAATCAGACCGCCTATAAACCGACCTCTTTTCTCTGCCCTCTCTGATTTTGGCCCTTTCGCCAGATTAACAGAATCGAGGTATTGAACGCACAAGGCCAGATCATGAATCTGATGAGCCAATGAATCATTGTTATTCTGCAATACCTGGATTCTGACCGACTGAACCAACATTAAAGAATCAACCTTCCGGTCAATCTTGGTGCGTTTCTGGATGTTGGACTGAATTTGATATTCAATGCCACCAAGGCCCATTGCAAGGACCGATAAGCCGATGATAACGTACTTCATAAAATTGATTTGATAAATTTTAAAAATCTATTCCAAAGCGATAACCTGCGTTGCCGGATGGCATCCCTTGCAATCAAAGGTTTTATCTGGGTTTCCCATTCCGGTTTACTCACATCCCTGACACGTTTATAGGTGTCCAAACTGGCATTGAAGCAACGCCAAACAAGTAGGATCAGCCAACCGTGATAAAAGAGGAATCCTTCGAATGATGAGAAACTTATATTCACATCAGCGAGTGAATACATCATTCTCATTGACCAATACGAGCATTGATCACCAACAGCATGAAACGAATCCTGCCGCAGGTTGCAGACAAATGTTGATAGTATCTTCATTACTTTGACCAAATAACGTGCGAAGGTAATGTAGGATCACAGTCAACGTGAATCCATGATTTATAAATACCAATCCGGTTGAACCCAACCGCCTGAAGTGAGCAGAGAATCCTGTATCCTTCCGTGCCTGACGAATAGCCGATGTCAGCCGCCCAACCTTTAGTGTGCGATGAATTCGGTTCACCACCGACCGCCTTGTTATGAGCCGGAGTCCTGAAGCCTGAATTTATCTTAAAAGGAATTCCGCACAATGAACGGGCCTTGTCAAGTTTCAAAAGAAAGTCTGATTGCATAGCTGACCCAGAACCAGGCGCATCCTTCGAATCAAATTCTGCAAGAGTGAAATGTTTCAGTACCATAAGGCAAATTTTAACCTAAAAATTATGTAATCAAAACGCCCTGTAAATCAGATGGATAAAAAATAATTAAAAAATATTTTACATTTCTTTTCAAATATGTTTGCGGAATTGAAAAGAAGTTGTACTTTTGTCTCAACGAAACAATCAAAAACAAAAAAGACATGGCAACGCAAAACTTTAATTTCATCAACATCAAAGCAAATTTCACAATAGTTCAAGAGTCTGAGAAGGCTCTTAAAGTATCAACTTTAGCTGATTCATTTGGCGGTCGTACTGCTTATGAAAGAGAATTCTGGTTTCCAAAATCAGTAGTTCAAATTAAAGATGACAAAATGTTTGTCGCTTCTTGGTTCGCCATGAAATGTTTTCAAGAAAATAAAGGAATCAGATTCGATTATATGAATAACAAAGGTCTTAACTTCTAACAATCAAACAAAAATAACCATGCAAAATTTCATTCCATTCATCGTAAAAATCAACAGGGCTGCCAACACATTGGAAGTTCTTAAAACGGCCGGAGACAAAGTCTTCGGTAATCCAGAGGCCGCAATCAAATACCTCGGTGGTCTGCCTGACGATTGTCAATGCATCTCATCCGGTGACTATCGCCAATTTAAGAAGCAAGGATATACTATCACACGATCTGATTTGAAGAAAACAACAATTTCAGTTAGAAACATAACCGTAGTTATGGGAAAAGTATTCACTTGGTTTCGCTTTATGAATGTCGACTCTGGATATAAATTATTCCATGATGAAAGTTTTGTATTCCCATCCATGACGGATGAGGAATGTGAAATGGAAACAAAATTGTCTATAAAAAATATGGAAAGTCTTATTGAAGAACTTGTGTAATTATAGCAATCATGGAAAATTTACAACCTTATCAAATCGCTCAACAGTCCATTCAAAGAACTGGACGAATGAATGTCCTTTTCACATCACGACACAGTCAGCCAGTTAGAGCCTGGTTGACCGCAAGAGAGCCACATCCGCAAGTGACTCCATACGATTTTTACTTGAACACTTCTTACGGGTTCAAGTGTACCATAAGTTTTGCTGACAAATGGTATCCAGGTATTCAACCGATTTTCTGATGCCTAAAGGAATCCCAAAAGACGGCCCTCGCAAAGCCGGATGCGGTCGCAAGTCTGGAGAGCCAACCACGACAATCGCCTTCAGAGTTCCGGTTATTGAAAAGGAAAGATTAAAAATCCTGATCGGCAACATGGTTGATGAATATCTGGAAAACAAAAAACAAAACCCTCTTAATTGAGGGTTTTTTTATATTTGCAAAAACGATTTCACTATGCCACTCAAAAAAGGAAGTTCAGCTAAGACTATTTCATCCAACATCAAAATGGAAATGAAATCTGGAAAACCGCAGAAGCAAGCGGTCGCAATCGCACTAAGCACCGCAGGTAAGGCCAAGAAGCCAAAGGGCAAAAAGAAGATGTAACATGGCTGAAAAGAAGTTTAAAAAAACAATAGGGGACAAAACCGTCAAGTTCGGGGCGAAGGGTTATTCCATCGCACCCGGCACGGCTAAAGGTGACTCCTATTGTGCCAGATCAGCCGGGATAAAAAAGTGCAAGAATCCACCATGTCCAAACGACCTAAGCCGCCAAGCGTGGGGTTGTGAGGGCAAGAAATCAGTAAAATCAAAGGCAGTCAAATTCAAACGAACTTAAAAAAATGAAAGCAGGATTGTACGCTAATATCAACGCCAAGAAAAAACGCATTGAAGCCGGATCAGGCGAGAAGATGAACCGTGTAGGATCAAAGGCCGCACCATCTGCTTCTGACTTCAGACAAGCCGCTAAAACGGCTAAGAAGCCGACAAAGAAGAAATAGTCAATTCAAATCATTTACCGTGAAAGCGGCACTACTTAAATTATTCAAATGGGTGCGATTGGGAAGTATAAAAAAGAATATGACGAGCAATCTTATCGATTAACCTTACTAGGATTTACTGATAAAGATTTGGCTGATTTCTTTTCTGTGACCGAACAAACAATCAATAATTGGAAAAAAGACCATCCTACATTTTTTGAGTCACTCACACGTGGCAAGGCAAATGCTGACGGAATTGTGGCTGAATCATTCTACAAGAGTGCGACTGGTTATTACATTGAAGAAGAGGAAGCCAAAGTTGTCGGAGTTGGTCGTGGTGAATCGGTGGTTCAAATAGTCAAAATTAAAAGATACGTTCAACCCGATAAGGGTAGCCAATTATCTTGGCTCAAAAACCGTCAGAAAAACCTATGGCGTGACAAGCAAGAGATTGAAACAACACCATCCAATCTAACCGTCACCATTTCCGGCCCAACACCACCGAGTGAATAACTCCTGATGTGCTAAGATTTCAGCCGGAACAAATTAGCATAACCAGTAAAAAAAGGAATGAATTATCATTTTGAACGTAACTTTTGGCTACAATGGTACTGGCCTTTCGTAGAGACCCTCTACACGAAGGAAGGCCACTATGGTACAAGGCAATCAGCTAAGAGTCACAACATCGCCAGAAAGCTAATCTATCATTCCTTTCAGCCGTACCAGTTCAATGTGATTCATTCTCGAAAGGTGTATTCAGACATTGAAGGTTCGACCTTTACCCTCCTAACAAACCTGATCTACAAGAATTTCAAGAATGATTTTATCATTCGAAAGAATCACTTTGAGATCATCAATAAACACACGGGGAATTGGTTCAGAGGATTGGGGATGGACAAGGCCGAAAAGGGTAAAGGTGTGGAAGGGGCTAACATTGCCTGGTTGAATGAGGCCAACCAATTCACCCGGGAAGATGTTGATTACATCGACACAACTCTTCGAGGTGAAACGGGCGTTCCCATATCCCTGATCATGGACTGGAATCCTGAATCAATCAATCATTGGTTGAAACGTGAAGTGGATGAAAACAAGGACAAACCAGATTGCCTATTCCACAAGTCAACCTTCTGGGACAATTACACAATTGACCGGGATGCACTACACGAACGCCTTCTAAGGATCAAAGGTCACGGGATGGAAGGCGAGAGAAGGTACAAGGTTTGGGCCTTGGGTGACTGGGGAGTTGAAGATGTTGATTCAACCTTTGCCTATTCATTCGAGGCCGATAAGCACGTTGTAAAGGGCAGGATCAACATTAATCCTCAGTTTGAAATATACCTTTCATTTGACTTCAACGTGACCAACACCTGCGGAGTCTACCAGTTCCTCAAGAACGTCAAAGGCCAGAAATACTATGCCACCATCAACAAGATTAAGACCTACCGAATCGGTGATCTGAAGATTCTTTGTGAAACAATCCGGGCTGAATTTCCAAAAGCAAAGTTCATCATCAACGGGGATGCATCCGGGCAGAACAAGTCAGCATTCACCTCTGATAACATCTCAGCCTATACTGCCATCAAATCACATCTGCAATTGAATGATATGCAAATCCAGGTAGCACCTGCGAACCCGTCACACATCCAGTCAAGGGTCATCACCAACATGGTTCTGCAAAGGTGTAATGTCAGGATTGCTGAAGAAAATGACCTGTTGATTGAGGATTTAAAACAAGCACAGGTTGATCGAAAAGGAAGTCTTGACCCGTGGAAGCTGAAGAACCCGAACCTATCGCACAGTCTGGATGAGTTCAGATATTTTGTTTTCACAAATTTTAATGAAATTGCAAACGATTACGAAATTGATTGAACAAAATGAACTGCTGCAAAACGTGTTATTCCATCTGTGAGCCTCTGATTAGTTGCTTTGAGGATTTGATTATCTACGTTCCAATTGGATACCTGGAGGACCAGATTAAAGTCAGGATTAAGAACGGACAAGGTTATGTCACTTATCAGACCTTGGATGTCCTCGGTGGTACTCACGTTGAGATCAATGTTGAAACGGCAGCAATCCCCGAAGGGTTCTTCTCATCCTTTGGTGGCCCGTATGAAATCAGGTTCTTGAATCCATCCTTGCAGGAATTGAATTTTGTTGCAGTTGACGGAAAGATGTATAATTGCATTTCATTCAATGTGGCAAACGGTTCAACGGATGAAACGGTTGCTATAATTAACGCATTTTACACAGTTATTCCTGAAGACATGAATACAAACATTAATTACGTTTCAATTGCTCTGAACGAGCAACAGAATCAATTTGACGAACTTACATTTTTACAAGCTTTAAACAATCAACAATAATGGCATACATTGGCAATTGCGTTAATCCGTTTTTTTACGGGCAAGGGAATTCAGTAAATGGGGTTGTGGCTCAACCAATGCCAACAGGTGGATTTCCAGAGCAACCTATTTCATTGAATCAAACATTTTGGGTTGAAACCAGAAACTTTTATGTTGCGGAACTATTTGGAGAAATAGAGGGCTACATGGTTAATTTTGTTCCATCTGGAAGCAATCATTTTCAAAAACAATGGTTGATTAATATACCTGGGCAATCTCAAACAATTAACTCAGGATTAACTTTTTTTAATAGAAGCCCTGAAGATAATTCAATTATTGATGGCGTTCTAATGACCTTATTGGCAGGTCAAGGAGACAATCTTTCAAGTCCTGTATACTATGCAGACCCGACTAATAAACTTCTTTCTAAAAGAGGTGAATTTACGATTGACCAACATTTTTTCCCTTGGCCGAATGCAACAAGTCCTGTGCCAAATCAAAATGTAAATGGAGTTCAAAGAGGTTCAATAATTAGATTTTTTGCAAATGATGGAAGCTTTTTAATTTCTTTTGATTTGCCTCAAGACTTAAGAACCAAGTTGAACACATTTCCTTCATAATTTTAAAAAGGCAAAATCAATCCTTCTTGTAGTTTTAATTTTAGCTGCAAGAAGGATTTCTAACATTATGAGAATAGTTAACGGTCTTAAAGTTTTCACCCATGACGAGGCAGTTGATATGCTGAATCAGGATGAACCACAGCCAGACAACGACACCAAATCAGCGTTTAAAATCCTATTGATTCTTGCAATCGTTGTCATTCTCGCAATCCTTTTCTTTTAATCAACCATGAACAACTATGAATCAAATTGTGGCGGCAAGCGCAGAGGATGCTGCATTATTAGCCCTGTTTCAGATTGCGATACTGTCAGCAATGCTATCATTGTTCTTCGACTACCTAATGGATCATATGCCGCCTTTCCAATGGTATCTCAGCCAGTTAAGCCAACTGCCCGAAAACATCGCAAAGCCCCTCGGTGAATGCCTCTTTTGCTCTGGTGCATGGCAATACCTTATCGTCTCAATATTTTACTTTAATCAACCTTTATGGCTTTCAATATTTGGCCTTGGATTAAATCACGTAAGCCTGAAACTACTGGCATACTTACGTCAGAAGATCAACCTGTAACACCTCAATACAATGGGACTGCCGACCGGAAACATTGGGATAAGATCAAGTTTGCTTTCACTTCTGGAAACCGGAATTACTTCTGTTTTGGTCACGACATCAACATTCCTTACGAGAGGATGCACGCAGCCATTGACATCTATCGGGAGTTGGATGCGGCAGTCAATCCGGTTTACCTGGATAGCCATTGCAAGGCCGTTGATGCCGTCTTGGAATCAGAAAAGATCAAGACTAACAAGAAACTAATTGAGATCGGCATACTCAATGCCAGACTCAAAGAACGCAAAGAACTGGCTATCTCAGTCCAGATTCAAATCAAACTGGCAACGGTCAAATACTTTGATGAGATTGAAAATCCATTCAGCTATCAGCATGATTACAACAAGTCAAAGATTGAACATTGGGCTAAATATGCCGATGTGCCTACTTTTTTTTTGAGTCTGCCGGAAAATCAATATCTGACTACTGGCGAAGAATTACAGAGGAGTTTGAACACCTATTTACAGGGGGAAACTCTGATGAATTTAAAGATGTTAGAGCATCATATTACATTGTTAGCCTCCGAGACTTCAAGCGCAGATTCAGCGAAAATCTTAGCTTTGCAAAAGGAATGGGAACAGACCTTTCTCAATTGGTCGAACAACCCCTCTATACTTACTATCTGATGTACTCGCATTGGGTAGCATCACTTAAGCAAGACAAATCCAATGCGAAAAAATGAGTACCTTAAGTACCAATCAGATTGTTGTCGAATACATCATCAGAGAAGGTGATGTCAAGAAAGCCAAAGATGGTTTCGACAAATTAACTCAGGCAGAAAAGGATGCAATCACAAATGCCCAAAAGCTGAATGACGAACTCCAAAAAACTGGAAAAGAAGGAAAGAATTCAACGGACAAAGTTGCAGGTGGATTGAATAATGTCGGTGGCATGGCAAGTAAGCTAGGCCCACTTATAGCAGGAGCGTTTTCTGTTGCATCTGTAATGGCATTTGGTAAGCAAGTATTCAATGTAACTGCTGAATTTCAAAAGCTATCAGCCGTATTAAAAAACACATTAGGAAGTGGTGCGGCTGCATCTGTGGCCCTTGAAAATATTAAGGAGTTTGCAAAGACTACACCGTTTGCCGTAAGTGAATTAACTGCATCCTTTGTTAAACTGGCTAATCAGGGATTCACTCCAACAATTGATCAGATGCGTAAGTTGGGCGATTTGGCATCATCAACCGGCAAGTCATTTGACCAACTAGCGGAGGCGATCATTGATGCCCAGGTTGGTGAGTTTGAACGACTCAGAGAGTTTGGAATAAGGGCGAAAAAATCAGGCGATCAGGTTATATTCACTTTTAAGGAAGTCGAAACCCAAGTTCAAAACAATAATGCTGCTATTCGTGAATATTTGGTTGGCCTTGGCGATTACAACGGTGTGGCAGGAGCTGCAGCCGCAGTATCAGATACACTTGGAGGAAAGGTAAACAACCTAGGGGATGCATGGGATACCTTTTTAAATAAAATAGGAACGCTTTTAGGTCCAATTCTGACCGAGGCACTTAATACAACATCCCAATTTATGGATGATATTAACAGGATATTTGCAGGAGGCAAAACATCTTCGGAACTATACGCAAGCGTTGAATTAGAGTCCTACAAGTTCTTCAATGACATGGTTTTAAATTATACTGATGAGGAATTGGATAAGTTTTTAAAATCAAGGCAAGCAAAATTAAAGGCCGCACAAGATGAATTGAAAAAGGCACAACAAAAGGTTAAGGAAGGCACTACGGGTTTTTTTGGTGAAGTTCAAAGTAATCCACAAGCCGTAAAAGATGTAAAGCAACTAAATATTGAAATTGCTAATTACAACGGTGAAATCGCTGCAACAACTGAGCAAATCAAAAAACGAGGAGATGCAACTACAAAAACAGAAGCAATCTATTCAGCCTATGTAGCCAAGCAAAAAGCCTTGGAAGATGCCAAACAAAAAGCAAAAGAAAAGGCCGATAAAGAGGCCAAAGCAAATGCTGAAAAAATGGCAAAAATGAATCAAGAAAAATACAATGCTGAGGTCGATCAACTCGAACTTGAAAAGCAAATCACGGCTGAAAAGATCAAGCAAACAGTCGGGGCTGATGGGCAAAAAATAGCCATGATGGAGTTGGAGTTTGCAACGAATGTGAAACTCTTAAAGATTTCAGAGAACTCTGCAAAATTGGGAGTTCAGCAAGCTAAAGACAAGGCAAAACTTCTTCCTGAAATTCTTAAGACTCAAAATCAAGAAATCACCCAGGAATACATTGATGCCGGAATCAGAGATCGTGAAACCCGTGTCAAAGGTGAGGATGAAACACAACAGGCCATCTATGACGCTAAACTAAAAGCCATTGAACGCAACAAGATGATTCAAGAGGCTTCGATTGAGTCTGAGGTCTTGACTGATTCGCAACGAAAAGAAAAGCTGATTCTGAATGAAATAGCCGCAAATGATGAAATCATAAAGTCAAATGATGAAGCCGCCAATAATGGGGTTGAATCTGCTTTGGATGCCAACGCTAAGATTCTTGCTGACAATGCAAAACTTTACAAGGAACTGAAAGACCTACGTAAAAAAGATGAGGAAGACCAAAAAAAGAAGGATGTCGAAAAGGTGCAGGCTGCATCTCAGGTTGCCTCTGCCGTTCTGGATGGCTTCATGAACCTGATGCAACAACAGACCCAGAACGAATTGACGGCATTAAACAAAAGGTACGATGCTGAACTCCGTCTGGCAGGTGACAATGAGCAGAAAGTGATGGAGATCAACGAAAAAAGGAAGCAGGAAGAAAAGGAACTGCGTACAAAAGAGTTTGAAGCCCAAAGAGCCGCAGCAATCGCACAAGTAGTCTTCAAGACCGCACCAATCATCGCAGAATACTTTGTAACTGGATTCCTTGCACCATTGGCAATTGCAGGACTTGCTACCGCAGCCGCACAGATCGCATTCATCGCAGCCCAACCCGTTCCAGAGTTCAAAGAAGGAACGAAAGGTAAGCCGTTCAAAGGAGGAAAGGCCATTGTCGGTGAGATCGGTAAAGAGT